AGTGGAACTAGCTCACTTAAAAAACTAGAAATACTGGAGACCAGGAGCTTTGCCCAGTGCGTCCTGCAGGGTAACTGTCTTTCCAAAGACAAGCCCACCGATGACCTGAAACAGCTGGTCCGCTTCTTTCGGAAGACCACCTACGAAGAGTGGAAGGCTTACAATCCTGCTATCCAAGACTATCTGAGAGCTGCTCAGTCCTACTTTGACAAGAGGCCCCACGCGGTCCCCCTGGCAATGCGCATCCGCCTGAGACTTGCAGAGGACACTACAGATTTGGTTGAGACAATCAGACAGAGTGCACCGCAGGTTGGAGGAGATGCCTTGAAATCTGCTTTCATGACCGGAAAGTCTGGAGGATCGGCGGCCACCACAATGGGCCCTGACATCCCAGCTACCGCGGAAGAGATAATGCACGGAGATGGTGCTAGCATGCCTGGTACTGGACCGGCAGAACTCGGGATAATGAATCCTGCCCCCATGGAAGGCTTTGGGAGTGTAGATCCCACATGGCTCGACATGGTTGGCCCCAGGATGAATCTTGAGGATGCCCTCTACGGCCAGGCATACGAGACTGGCAAAGGTATTATCACAGCAGACGCCCCTTTGGGACAGGTCCTCTTTGAGACAGCTTATGGAGACGACAAGATGCCCCCCATAGTCAAGAAGTACATCGGACTCCACAAATATGCCGCTGGGGGAATAGAGCACGGCTTCACCTTCACCACGGGATTAACTACCAACGCGCAGATCCTCTGTGCTTGGATGCCCCGTGGCAATGGAACGGCCACTGCCACCTCCTATGGCACCTACACCACCGCGGAGCTTTTCAGAGCTAGGAGGTTTTGTGTGCTACAGTTGGCCGGAGCAGAGAACTTCGTCACTGTTAAGTGCAACGACATCCTTCTAAACAAGTTCGTCAGGAGCTCTGATGAGTTCGGACTCACCCTGGACAAGATAGACGACAGGCCCCGTTGGGTCTTTGTCCTCTGGAACTCTATCCAGGATCTTGTTGGTTCGAACACTGTCAGTGTTTCGTGGAGAATCTTCACGAAGGTGTCTGAGGATTTCAGATGTACCGACTTCGACATAGCTGCCTTCACATCTATGGGCACCCAAGGCTCCCCCATCAACTGTCAGATAACCCTGGATTCTACCAAGTACCTCAACATCATTGGGAAAAACTCGCTCGTGCTCCCCATCTTCCCCATCAAGGGAGCAGTCCAGACCGTTGGCAGTTCCTACCTCCGAGAATCCCCTTATCTATCTAGAA